GGTGGTTTGGGTTGTTGCAGTAGCTTCAGCATCTCATTGAGCCAGCGTATGCGGGCCAGGATTTCCTCGCGTGTCATGCTGCCGCCGCCAGTCGTTCACGCGCAGCACGGAGCAACGCTTCGGCTCGATCGCGACGCGACGATGATCTGACGATCGGCGCCGCTTTGGGCTTGCGCTTCTCGACCATCGCTGCGTCGTACATCTCGCGCCACTTCTCCGGCGATCGGGCGCGTCGCTCTTGCGAGGGACACGCCAGCAGTGCCGCGCGATGTTGCTGGCGCACCGCCTTGTGGATCGCATCGCCGGTCGAGTGCCACGTTCCGCTTGCGCAGTTCGGGCGCTTCTCAGGGACGCCCGCGCGTCGCAGCGCTGCACGTTGCGCTGCCAGCACGGCGGCCTCGATCGCAGCGGCGTATTGTCTGCGATCGTCGCGGGATAGTTTCGACAGTCCTTTGTGAGCGCGATGCCGAAATTTTTTCAGCGTCGCGCTGTCGATGTCGTATTCAGGTCCGTGATCGATCATTTTGCTTGCTCCGTGATTGTGCCGTGCATGTCGGGGCCGAAGCCCATCTGGTAGAGCGCCGCCTCGATGGCGAGCGACATCGCCGGGTCGATGCCGATGAAATATTCGCGCTCGCGATGCCACGCGATGCACGTGGCGAGTTCGGTCTTGAACTCCTCGACCGTGTCGCAGGTGGTGTGGCTGACATCGCCCTCGCAGTAGGACAGCAGCTCGAACGTCAGCGGGTTGATCCAGTTGCCGTAGTAGGGCGCGTCCTGTTTGGTATCGAGTTGCGCCCAGCCATCGCTGGGGCGGCATTTGCGGAAGTCGTAGTCGTAACGGTCGGCGAACAGTCGCAGGCCGCTCTCGCGTCGGATAGTCATTTGCTTTTGCTCCAAAATGTTGAAGAGGTGATCGGCGCGCGTTAGTGCGCGCCGACATCGATGCCGCGCGCGCCCCATGGGGCGTTCGCGATCAGTTGCTTGACTTGGTCGGGGTAGCCGTGAACGGCGAACAGGACGGGGCAATGCGGCTCCGGCCCGGCGTCGCCGATGTACAGATCGGTGAAGCAGATGATCAGCGACGCATCGTCATGCTGTTCGGCAACGTGCTTGAACAGCGGACGCATGTCGGTGCCGCCACCGCCTTTCGGATCGAACACCATTTCGTCGCCCGTGCGGTACACGTCTTCACGTGTCAGCCGGGTGTCGCCGTAGAGGACGACAACTTCATCAATGATGCCGTCATCCAGTAACGCCGTGGCCTCTGCATTGACGCAAGCAAGCGCGACTTCGTCACACGATCCAGACGTGTCGATGATGAACACGCCCTTGTTGACGCCGTCTTTTTGCGTCGAGGGCAGCACGAGCCGAGAATGCATGAACCGCCGATTGGGACGGTTCCACGTCTCGACACGCAACGCGCCTTGCTCTGCGAATTCGCGCAGCTCATCGCGCCACTCGCGCGGCGGATTGTTGGCACGTTCAATCTCGCGGGCGACATGCCCCGGCAACTGCCCGACAGCTTTCGCCATCGACGCCGCTTGCCGCGTGACACGCTCCCATTTGATGTCTTCCTCTGCGAGGTCGCTGGCGTCTTCGGCGCTGTCGAGCACTTCACCGCATCTGCCGGGATCACCGGACGATTGCTGCTCTTGCTCGCCATTGCCTTCGTCGCCATCGCTGCCAGCATCGTCGCTGCCTTCGGCATTCTCGCCGTCAGCACCGCCGCTGCCCGCTTCGCTGTCGTCGCCATCGTCGCCTTCGTCACCGTCGCCAGTGTCGTCGCCGTCGCTGTCGTCATCAGCATCGTCCGCAGCGTCGTCGCCGTCGCTGTCGCTCTGATCGTCGCTGGCATCGTCGTCGCTGTCGCTCTGCTGATCGCCAGTGTCGTCGTCGTCGCCATCGTCGGGCTGCTGCTGCTCTTGCTGCTGTTGCTCTTGTTCCTTGCGCTTGCGCTCGGCGTCGAGTTCACGGCAGCGGTAGATGTCTTCGGCGCTCATGCCCCGATACTTCGGATCAATCAGCGCGCCCTTGGGCAGCGTGAAGCCCTCATCGATTAAGTCGATGTTGATGGCGTAGTCGCAGGCGACGTTCCATTTTTCTGGATCGCGCCCGTTGCGACGCGAGCCGTGATGGCGCGCGTCGTGCTCGCTTTCGTGGCACTGCACTCCCAGCAATTCCTCTTGCGTCAACTCGCTGATGAATTCGGGGTTGAAGAAATGCCGCTTGCCGTCCGTCGCCATCGTCGGGAATTTCCGCGACAGCGTCGGCTCGACGTTGGAGACCAGCACGCCGTAGAAACGTCTGGCCATGATCAGCTCGGCACGCGCTTTGAGGACGCGCGCTGTCGCTTGCTCTTCGATGTTCACTTGATGCTCCATTGATTATGCGAACAGCGCGCCGACTTCGGACACGATCTGGTCGGCGCTCTTTTGCACCGCCTTTCTCACGTCATCATTGGCACGCAACACGGCGGCGTCTTCGGCGCACAGCTCTTTAACGATGCGCTTGGTGATCGCCGTCAGCTTGGGGTCTTCGGTCAGATTGAAAGCGGGCAGCAAATCAGCCAGCTCTCGGACGTTGTTCACGAGACTGTCGCGGAAGATGTGCTCACCCGGCTCGCCGGATTTGTACTCCTTCAGCTTGGTCGCCATGTGCCCGACAGTCTCGATGACTTGCTGGGCTGTCGTCGTCATCGCTCTGGATGCGACTTGCTTCGATGTCTCTTGCAAGTCGCGTTTCAGATCGGCGATCGTGTCGTCATCCAGATCGGCGCGGAAGTCTTCGGCGTCAGGGAACGGCAGCACGACCAGATCGAGATTGAACTTCGATCGGATTTCGCTGGGCGTCGGATAGTCGGCAGCATTGAACATGCCGTTGAGCGCGCGCTTGCGATCCTCGACAAAGCCGGGATACGCCCTCGCAAACCGATCGGCAGCAGCATTGAAGTCCCGCTTGAGCACGCGGAATTCGTCGCTGAATTTTGCGAACAGCATGTTGGCCAAGATGCGCGGGCCATCGTCTGCCCACGGGCGCGTCATGCGATAGTGCAGATGCCGGGCTTTCGACACCAGCGCGCTGACTTCGGCGAGCTGTTCGACAGCAAGCAGGCGTTTGTTGTAGCGCCCGGCGTCTTCGGTGGCGTGGTACTTTCGATTGGTCTCTGCCGTCACTTTTCGATCGAGCTTGCGGGCCGTCCATTGCGAGATGTTGACGGACACAAGCACCGCTTTGCGCGACAGCGGGGTGGCAACTTTTTTCTTCGATGACATTGTCAGATTTTCCTTTTACTGGATCACGAGGTCTTGGTTCGCCACTGCCCACTTGCCGTAGGCGGCGGTGTTTTTCAGGCTTTCGTCGCGCGTCGTCGCATCGTGAATGACCAAAATCTGGCTCTCACGGGGAAGGCGCTCGGCGTACTGGATGATTGCTGGCATGGTCTTGCGGGTGGCGAGACGCGCCAGCCCGGTGCAGACTGCGTACCGGGTCGAGGCTTCAGTCGGCAGCTTGGCGTCTGCCGGGCTTGCAATGATGTCTTCGAGCGAACCCATCGACTTGTACAATTCGATGAACCCGTCCAATTCGGATGCGTAGGCGTCGCCGACATGAGAAGCGAACAGACGCAAGCGATGGACGCTGGCAGCCCCGACATACTTGGAGCAGCGCGCCCACGATCGCGGTGTCGGGAAGGCGTTTTCATCGCCCTTCGGCATCACGTGCAGAAAGTCACGGCGCAAACGGATGAACGCGACCAGCTCGGGCGCAACATCGTTGGCGTTCGCCCAATCGGCCCACGCTTTGACATCAGCGACGACAAAGATATGAGCGAAGCGATTGCGCAGCGCTGTCGGCATTCGTTGCGCGGACGCTCGATCGCTGACGCGATTGCCCGCAGCGACGATCTTCCAGCCGGGCGGCAGGTCATATTCGCCGACGCGCCGATCGAGGACCAACCCGAACATCACCGCCATCATCTGCGGCGACCCGGTGTTGATTTCGTCGATGAACAAATAGCCCTCTTTGCCGTCGCGTTCGACTTGCGGCAGCTCATCAGGGACAAACCAGCGCGTTGTGCCGGTCTTTTCGCAGGGGACGGGAATGCCGCGAACGTCAACTGGCTCGCGGATGTTGGTTCTGAATTCGATCACCTTGCGCTTTTTCTTGGCGCCAAGCTGGCGCACGATGTCGGACTTGCCGACGCCGGGCGGTCCCCAGATCATCACGGCGTCATCCGCTTCTGTCAGGATTTCCAACAGGATCGCGGCTTCGGCAATCGTGCATTCGTGTTCTTTAACGAGAGACATTTTCAGTCCTTAGGGTTTAGAGACAAAAAAACGCCGCCCCATCGGGCGGCGCTGTGAAGCAATCATTGCTTCGTGATGCGCACCCTTGTCGGGTGCGCAGCGTCGAAACAATCAAGCGTAGTCGAACCAATCGGGCAGCGACGTTGTGTAGGGCAGCGGGACAGCGCGATAGCGGGTCGGGAAGCCCTTGCGGATCGCAAAGCGATTATCGCGCGCGGCCTTCTGTTCCATCGGCGCGCGTTCGCCGATGTAGTAGCAGACGTGATCGTCCGTCTCCATCAGCGACACTTCGCCAGTGTCGATGTTGCGATGTTCGATGGCATAGATTTGATGGGTCATCTTTGTAGTCTCCGGTTTGAGTTGCGATCAGCAATGACGGCTGAATGACTTGAGATGCGGAGCAGCACTCGAAGAGAGCCGCGCCGCCGAACAGCGCGCGCGAAAATGCGCGTTCTGTTCACACCGCTAGAAACCGCCTGTCCCAAGCCACTCGCGTGGCCCTCTCAATCCAAGTGGCGCTTAACTCCATACTGGACACCCGGTTGAGCGCGCTATCACAGCGTGGCTCTCGTTATGTGCAGCGGTTGATGGCGTGACCCTGTAGCAGTCGCGCGGCGCTGATGGGACTTGCACTAGTCGGGCTAAGTCATTCAGTCGTCATTGACTGAACCGACGACAATATAGGGCATTTTGCCCGTTTTTGAAAGAGCTGGTATTCCTTGGGAAATCAATAGGTTAGCTCATGTTGAGCGGGCATCATGCCCGGCAATGCGTCGAAAAGTGCTTATTTTACAGTGTTTTAGAGCATTCGCAGGGACGCGCGCTGGCGCGTTTGCCGCGTCGGGGCATCTGCGCATAGTCTCGCCGCTGTCGTCGGCTCAGCGACGACGCCAGCGCAACGGAGAACGCAACGATGGCAGACGATGAACCCGGCGCGGAGAGCGCCACGATTGTCAGCACTGCGGTGATTTGCCAGCTCTTGCTGCTATCGCGTCAACGGATCGATCAGTTGGTGCGCGACGGCTGGATGAAGCGACACGCGCCCGGCGAATTCAGTCTGGTCGATGCCGTGCAAGGCTACATCCGGTTTCTGCGCGATGAGACGCGGCGACAAAATGTCAGCGCCGCCGACAGTCGAGTGCGCGACGCGCGCGCGCGTGACATCGAAGTGCGCACGCAACAGCGACTTGGCCGATTGATCGCGCTCGAAATCTATGAAGAGATGATCGACAACCTTTGCGGTGTGGTAAGAAGCGAATTCGCGGGACTGCCAGCGGCGGTCACGCGCGACCTGCCCCTTCGGCGGGTGATCGAAAGAGACGTTCATGCTCGACTTCGTCGCATCGCCGAGCACGCAATGGCAGAGGCCATACGGCTGGAGACGCATCGCTCGCCTGCTGATGCCGTCCGAGCTGATGGAACCGGACCAGTGGGCGGCAGCGAACAGAACCTATCCAGCAACGGCAGCGGTGCCGGGTCCGCGTGATCCGCTGTTGACGCCATACGTGGTCGAGCCGGAGCGCGCGATTGCATCCGGCGTCTATCGTCGCGTCGTCATGGTGTTCGGCGCCCAATCGGGCAAGAGCGAAGCCATGCTCGATGTCGCAGGCCAGCGGCTCGATCAGCGACCGGGGCCGATCCTCTATGTCGGTCCCAACAAGCAGTTTCTCAGCGAACAGTTCGAACCGCGCGTGATGGCGCTGCTCGATGAGGCGCCGACGCTGATGGCGAAGGTCGCGCGCGGCAAGCGCATGACGAAAACGCGCAAGGTGGTGGCGGGCGTGCCGTTCCGCTTGGCGCATTCGGGATCATCGACCGCGCTGAAGTCCGATCCTGCCGTGCTCGCCTTGGTCGATGAGTACGATGAGATGCGCGACAACGTGAACCATCAGGGCGGCCCTCTCGGGCTGGTCGAGCGACGCGGCGACACCTATGCCGACTTCGTTTGTGTGGTCACGAGCACGCCGAAAAAAGGTAGAGTGGCGGCGGTCAGGGACGATCGCACCGGCCTGATCTTTTGGGATGTCGCTGTGTCCGATGACATCGAAAGCCCGATTTGGCAACTCTGGCAGCAAGGCACGCGGCATCACTGGACGTGGCCGTGCCCGCATTGCGGCGAGTATTTCGTGCCGCGCTTCAATCTGCTGCGCTATCCGCTGAAGGCGCAACCGCTCGAAGCGTCGCGCGAGACGTTTCTGGAATGCCCGCGCTGCGGCGGCGTCATCACCGATGGGCACAAGGCTGACATGAACGCGCGCG